TTAGAACTTGAGTCAATTAACTCAATTTTAAAAGAAGAACTTCTTCCGTTTGTAAACGCTATGTTGAGAATGTCAGAATTTATGTTGGTCGGCCGATTTTCTAAGTCGGAACCAAAACCAAAAGTAAAAAAAGACACCTCGAAATCTCCGGATCTTAGACGTTTCCTTGGTCTTCTTAAAAAAGAAGAACCTAAACCAGCGCTGCACGCATTAGACGTGATCAAATTCTTCAAACTCTTGGAGAACTTTTTACTGAAGAGAAGATGGATGTCTGATCTTTCTGAACTGAAATTAGGGGAACTTAGAAGTGACGCGAATTTAATATTCGAGAGTCTTCCAAAACTACTTTTAAGCCTTGAAAGCTTGAATTTCGCTGATCGATCGAAATTCCTCAATTTCATTTTCAGCCTGATCTCAATCTATCGACTGTTCAAAGTAAAAACTACTCCAAGATCAGACACAATTTCTGATCCTTATTCAGGAAAAGATCTTGATCTGATTAAGAAAGAATTCTTTAGTCCGAGCGATGTTCAAAGTTGGATGAATGAAAACCTTAAAGCTTTCAAAGAGTCCAATTTTGAATTAAAGCTCTCAATTTATTCGGGAAATGCGTCTTCTCCGAATTCTGGTGCTTCATCAACGAAACTTTTCGATGATGTAGCCGCAGTGATTCAAGATGAACGATTGTTTAATTCAATAGTGGGAATTTCTAAATTTTTCAAAAATTCAGACATGTTTTTGAAACTTCTCCTTACTCTTAAGGAAAATATTCAAATCGATGAAGAATTTCTGAAAAACAAAATCCATTCTCGATTATTTCACTTTACGGCAAACGGAGGTAAAGCCAGAATGATTGCTAACGTAGATTGGGTAACCCAAACTGCATTAAGTGCGATTCATTTTTCTTTGTTCTCAATACTAAAGAGTTTCAAAGCTGACTTCACCTTTGATCATAAAAAAGGAATTCCTCATGTTATGGCCAGTGAAATGATCAAGGGGGGTAATCCGGATTACGGATTTTTTTCGATAGATCTCTCTGCAGCGACTGACCGAATCCCAAGACACCTTGAAGCAATAATGATTCAAGGTGTGATGGACTCCCTTGGTTTGGATGGACTCCGAATAGCAAACTTTTGGCTACAAATTGTAGACCGAACGTTTTCTACTGAAGGATCTGAGATAAACGAAGGAAGACCGATCAAATACGCTGTAGGTCAAGGAATGGGACTTTTCACATCATGGCCAGTGATGAGTCTTCTTCACCATTTTGTGATTAACAAAATTTGTGGAGTTGACATGTCAAGATACTGTCTTGTCGGAGATGACCTTCTCTTCTTTGGGTCTAAACTCGAATATGAAAAATATATCGGGTTCATGACTTCAATCGGAGTATCGGTTAATCAAAACAAGACGGTTCAAAGCTTTGATGCGGAAAACCCAACTATTGAATTTGCAAGAAATTTTATCGTTACAGGTTCAGTAATTAAACCTGTTCCCTTTGGAATGATGTTCGCTTGGAACGACAAAAAAATAACTTTTGAAACTCTTCTTTGGCATCTTTCAGGGTCTGTTTCGTTAGATTTCCTGCCTCTTTTGATCGAAGAATTAAATCCAAAAATGACCAATCGAGATTGGTTCATCTTGGGTTACTTCCTTTTTAAGACTAAAGTGGGGAACTTTTCTCAAATAAAATCCATGATAGAAAGCTTTTCAGCTCTTCCATTATGGTTTTCAGAAACATCTCTTAAAAAAATTATAGAGATCGTTAATGAAAAAAATTCTCCGTTGGTCTTGACCATATTCAAAGACGACAGTTTTATGTCTAACTTCAATTCACAGTGTACTGTAAGAAAAGAAGAAGAGTTGTCTAAGAATTTTGAAGTTGCTCAGGCAATTTCGCTCCTTTCTTTTATTGACGAAGAGCTAGCTCTAATGTCAAACTCGATTTACAATAGGCTCTCCAACGCAGATCTAATCAAATATGATTCAGAACTGATTGGAGGACCTTTAGTAACTAAAAGAGAGCGAGCCCTTTTAGATTCTATTAATGAAAACGAGGATTAGACGAAGAACCAAAAATTTGGGTCTTTTAATCCAATGTGGACAAACCAGTATTTTCTGGAAAGAGGGTTTCTCAACTCCTCTAATTATTGTTTCGACCATCTCGGACAATAGGTCTCTTCAGCACATTTTAGTCAAACAAGTTTTGACGTCGAAAAATTGTGTTGGATAGACTATCAGAAAATTCTTTTTGAAAAATCTGCTGACGAGTCTTGATGCCACAATTAAGACGAAACCGTAAAGAGATAGAGCGGAAGCTCTCTCTTCCAGTTTAAAACCTGGTTGGTCCAGATTGGCGTAAAACGCCCAATTTTTTTCTTTTTCTGCATGAATAAAAGAAAGAAGTGTTTCCAAAGGGCAGTGACGGAAGTTGTACTGAGAACCTTGCGATGCTAAGCGTCCAACATTTTCTCACAGAATTTACCCGTACTCGCTTAATAGTAACACTTATTTTTTGGATTTCTTTCGGGGGGAGGGCTAAGATTTAAAGGCAGACTCATCAGTCTGATCCTTTTTTACAAAGATCAAACCTTCCACCTGCTACCCTTATGGGGCAAACCCTGATCCAGTTAAAGAATGTTGTTCTTCAACTTTTTCTTCCATCTCATCTATAAGAATCATTCGGAGACAAGCCTAAATCTCTGTCTTAAATAAAACAAAAAAGAAAGACCAATCGATTACAGAGAGGATATAGGAAAGCCGGTCAAAGATCCTCTCGCCATTTTTCAAATTTAACCATAATGATTAAAAACAAAAAACAAACAAGTTTTTCTCTGTTTGACTTTTACAACAAAACAGTAAAAATTCTTCTTTTAGAACTTGAGTCAATTAACTCAATTTTAAAAGAAGAACTTCTTCCGTTTGTAAACGCTATGTTGAGAATGTCAGAATTTATGTTGGTCGGCCGATTTTCTAAGTCGGAACCAAAACCAAAA